GCTGAAACGGGACACTCCCGGGACGGCTGATGATCGTGCCATTGACTTTGCCAGCGGATCGTTGCTGCGATCTGAGGATCTCGACAAGGCAATGCTGAACGCCCTGTACGTGTCCCAGGAATCGTCTGATCTGTTCCTCGATCAAGGCGGCTCGGCAGTCAATACCAATTTCGATCAGGAAATTGGCGGGCAGAAGACATTCACGAACAACGTCATCTTTGGCGTGAACAGCGGTGCTCAATTCATTCCTGGAACGCCTCTTGACAAGGTCGCATACGGGAAGCAGGTCGTCTTGGCTGCCAGCACGGTTGACGGGAATGTCTCGTGGCAGCCAACCACGGTCTCTTCTGAAAATCTCCCGGCAAACGTCGTCAAGACCGACGCTCCTGAAACAACGCAGGTGATTACTGCTCCGAAGAAGTTCACCGGAACGGTCGAAATCTCGAACCTGAAGATTCCTGGGTCTGGGAACAGCAACAAAGCCCTAGTTGTCAGCGACAACGCGGGCAGCATGACGCTGTCTCCGATTGTCAACGGAATTCGCTTGGGATCGTCAAACGCTTCAGTGAGCACCGGGACAATCACGATCTCTCCTGAATCAATCGGTGCGCTGTCCGCAAACACGGCAGGAGGATCCACGCAGACGGTCACTGTTCCGGTCAATTTCACCAACTCGATTGGGCTTGGTGACGACGCTAACGCAGATACGCTTACCATCAACAGCTCGCTCATCATCAAAAGCGACACCGCAGCCGCCGGTAAGGTGCTCATGTGCTCTGACACTGCTGGGCACGCTTCGTGGGCCGCACCCCCGAGCACCGGCATTATCAGCGTCAACAACAAAACTGGTTCTACCACCGGCGGTGCAATCACGCTGACCGCAGCTGACCTGAACGCTGTTTCTGTGGACACCACGCAGAACATCGACGGTGCAAAGACGTTCACGAACAACGTAAACCTCGGTGTCGATGCCTTTGACATCATTACGGTAAACGGTGAGCTTCGGATTCCTGGTGGAACCGCTGGTCAGGTGCTGATGCAGACGGCTGCTGGAAAGGCCATCTGGCAGACTCCGACTGCCGCCGGGGTTTCGAGTATCAACAATCAAACCGGCGCAGTCACGATCAGCGCGGCAAGCCTTGGGGCGTACACGGCACAGACCATTCCGGTTGCATCGACGACTCAGGCAGGAATCATGCAGGTCGGGAGTGGCTTGTCTGTGACTGGAGGCGTTGTAAGTGTCAGTCAGAACGCCACGCTTCCGGTCGCATCTGCAACGACTCTTGGTGGAGTAAGGGTCGGTAGCGGACTGTCCATCAACGGCGATGGAGTGATGTCCGCAACGCTGAACGGAAACGTAGGCGTCAACAAGTTCAACAACCGTACGGGCGACGTCGTCCCGGCTTCCGGTGATTACACCGCTGCGATGGTGACGAACGCCGTCAGCACTGACACCAATCAGACCATCACCGGATCAAAAAAGTTCAGCGCAAACCAGAGCATCTCGTCATCCTCTGGTACGGTCGGAACAAACAACAGTAGCGGTGTGCTCCTGGACTCGTCTGGCATTGTCAAAGCCCAGGCTTCCGCCGCAAACACCCATGTCTTTGAGGCAATTTCCCCTACTGGTGGAACCGTTGCCTGGATAGATAGTGACGGAGACGCGACGTTTAGCGGGCTTGTCTATGCAACCACTGGATTTCAGTCACCCGGCGGATTGACGATTGGACAGAACACATCGTCAGGAATCAGCATTACCGGTACGCTGACAATCACCGGGAACGGAACTCCTTCCGCTGGCAAGGTTCTTACCTGCACCAATACAAGCGGAAACGTCGAGTGGCAGACGCCGTCAAACGCTCCTGTTACTGATGTCAACGGCCTCACCGGCAACGTCAAGATCAGCCTTGATGGGGAAACCAGTCCTTCTGGAAACCTCGGTGGGGTCACAAAGTCAACTTCACAGACCATCACTGGATCCAAGACGTTCACTGTCCCGCAGGTGTTCACCTCAGATGTGACGCTTGGCGACAACATTGCCGACAACATCAACGTCGTCGGTAAGATGCTCATCCCGCAGAGCGCGGGAGCAACAAAGGTCCTTACTTGCGTTGACGGAACCGGGCAGGCTGTTTGGGCACCGTCAAAGGTGAACTCGGTTCGCGGGTCTACGGTTGCCCTTGCAAACGCTCAAACCGGCGATGTCTCGATCTCGGCCGCCGATGTCGGTGCTCCTACCGTTGCCCAGCTGAACAGCGTGGCGGCAGATGTTGTCACGGCGCAGACGACCGCGACGACGGCTAACACTACCGCCAACACGGCTCTGTCCACTGCCAATAGCAAGATTGCTGCGGTGACCACGGCAACGACTGTTGACGGTACAAACGTCTATACCTGCCTGTCTGGAAATGGGACTTCTGGAAGCCCGCTCCGGGTTGTCGGAGCCCAGCCACTTGGCACTGCTGGCGGCGTCCTAAACGGCACTTACCCAAACCCAGGTCTTGTTGACAAGGCCGTCGGGTTTGCCAAGATTCAAGACGTCGGGGCAGGAACCATTGTTGTTGGCCCGACAACTGGAACGTCGGCTGGTCCGATGACAACCGTTACCGTCGGATCCGGCCTGTCCATCACCGGCGGTGCGCTTGTAAACAGCAATCAGCCAGACGCAAAGCTTGGAACCGCCAACACCTGGACAGCGGCAAACACGTTCAATGGAACCGTGTCGTTTGGGTCGGCATCGGCAGTTACCGTCAACAACACGTTTGCTGCCAACGGAAACACCACTCTTGGTGATGCTTCGTCTGATACGGTGACTGTAAACGGTGCACTCAAGATCACATCCGGCACCCCAGGCGCAGGAAAGGTGCTTACCAGCGATGCTGCTGGAAATGCGGCATGGTCTGCTGTCACTACGTCATTCACTCCGTCAATTACTGACGTTGGAACTACACACTGTGTGTTGATCTCAAAGACAGCCAACAACACTACTGCGCCGACTGTTACAGCGCAGCCAGGAACGGTATTTTCCGGAGTAGCTGCAAGTGGAATGAACATCAAATCCAGCGTTGGTACGTGGGTTGGAATGGTGTTCTATTCCTCAAACTCAGGAAACATCTCCCCGGCTCCAGACTTCTTTACAGGAGTGACGGTAAACACTTCTGGATGCACTCCCAATGTACCAGGCACTGGAAGCTGGGGAAACCAATACACCTCAACAGCGCACTACATCCTTACCAGGGTCTCTTGATATGTCCCCTCCAGCCCACGACGAATTGTTCCTCGCCATCGGTCGCCTCGAAGGAAAGGTGGACAGTCTCCTGGCAATTCAGAGCGTCCAGCAGGAAGAGATCCGAAACATCGACTCGCGTCTTCGGCAGCTCGAAAACGCAAAGGCCGTGATTCTTGGCGGTGCTGGCATCGTGTCGGTCGCCGTGACTGTCTTCATCAACCTCCTACACAAGTAACCCATGCCTACTCCGCAAACGATCACTCTCCTCCCCGAAACGTCCATGTCCGGGGCAATCACCGGAACTGCCGTTGCCTACGATCCGCTGTTTGGATCCGTTGGCTGCATTTTCTTCAAGATGAAGCAGGTGTCCTCATCTCCTTCTCCGACCGTCGTTGATGCCGTCATTCAGGTGCAGGGAAGCATGGATGGCGTCGATTGGGTGACCCTGTTTACGACCAACGCGACCACGCTTGGCAAGCCGCTTGGCGTTGCTGCCGATGTCGGTACTGTTATGGGCGGCTACCGAACGCAGGCTCAGATTGTCCAGGGGATGCCGTGGATGCGAGTTGTCACGGCAAACGGGATCACCAACGGTTCCTCTGTTCGTCTTTCGGTCATCATGCAGAACGGGTGACAAATTCCTATGCCCTTCGCAAATACAGCCGCTCCGCCAAACACGTTTTGTGTCACAAACAGAGCCCCAAACTTTGGCACGCAAATCAATGATCCGTTCAACGGAATCGTGCTGCCAGAAACGAAAATGACAAAGGTTCCTCACCAAATGATGCTGCTTCCGTTTGTGGATCCGGATTCGGGCGGGATTGCTCCTGAAGGCGAGATATAAGTAAACCCATGTCCACAAAAAAGCACCTCAATGAACTCCACGGCATTCTTGTCCAAGAGCTCATCAAGAGAGTGCTGTCTGGAGAGGCGACACCGGCTGACCTCAATGTTGCCAGGCAGCTCCTCCGCGACAACCAGATCGACTGCGCCGCAGTGGAGGGCGCACCGATCCTGAAGCTGGCGGAGAACCTTCCGTTCTCTGACGAGGAAGAGGCTGCGTGAGCAAGAAGAAGGATCCGACTCAGGACTTCCGCAACGTCCTGTTTCTGATCTGGAAGCACCTGAACCTCCCCGATCCGACGCCGCTTCAGTACGACATCGCCACGTTCCTTGACAACGGACCAAAGCGGTGCGTCATTCAGGCGTTCCGCGGAGTCGGGAAGAGCTGGATCACTTCGGCATACGTCTTGCACGTGCTGCGAAAGAACCCGGACACAAACATCCTTGTTGTGTCCGCCAGCAAGAGCCGAGCTGACGACTTCACCACCTTCACAAAGCGTCTGATCGAAGAGATGCCGTTGTTTCAGCACCTGAAGCCGAGGGAAGGACAACGAGATTCAAAGATCGCCTTTGACGTAGCACCTGCCAAGGCAAGCCACGCCCCAAGCGTCAAAAGCGTCGGCATCACGGGACAGCTCACGGGAAGCCGAGCAGACCTCATCGTCCTGGATGACGTCGAGGTACCGAACAACTCAGACACGCAGATGATGCGTGACAAACTCTCTGAGTCGATCAAGGAAGCAGACGCCATTCTGAAGCCTGACGGTCGAATCGTCTTCCTCGGTACCCCGCAGTGCGAGGATTCGATCTACAAACTTCTGGAAGACCGCGGGTACCAGACCAGGATCTGGCCCGCTGAATACCCAAACTCTCAGATGTTCGAGCAGTACGGAAAGAAGCTTGCACCGTACATCGCCGATGCCTGGGACTCGTCTCGGGTAGGTGAACCGACGGAACCAACGCGGTTCTCCCTGATGGATCTAGCCGAGCGTCGGCTGTCTTACGGAAACTCCGGCTACTCCCTCCAGTTCATGCTCAACACCTCGTTGAGCGACCAGGAGCGGTACCCGTTGAAGCTCTCCGACCTGGTCGTGATGGATTTCGACAACGAGCACGGTCCAGAAAAGGTCTTCTGGTCGGGATCTCCCGAGTATGCCCTGGACGACCTGCCAAACGTCGGCCTGCGTGGCGACCGTTACCACAAACCGTTTCGAGTCCAGGGGGACTACATCAAGTGGCAGGGTACGGTGATGACAATCGACCCTTCAGGCCGGGGTGAGGACGAGACCGGCTACGCCATCGTGTCAAGCCTCAACGGCTGGATGTACGCCCAAGCCTGCTCCGGCCTTCGTGGGGGGTACTCGCCGGAAAACCTCCAAAAGCTGGCGGACCTGGCCCGCAGGCACAAAGTCAACGAAGTGTTGGTCGAGGCCAACTTCGGAGACGGTATGTTCAACAGCCTGCTGATCCCGTACCTGCGGAACACCTACCCGGTGACCGTGACGGAGGTCAAGCACAGCCAGCAGAAGGAGAAGCGAATCGCCGATGTCCTGGAGCCGGTAATGAACCAGCACAGGCTGGTCATCCCGCCGCGCCTCGTCCGTGACGACTATGCGTCCGTCGGGGACGTCCCCAACGACAAGCAGGCGTCCTACCGGCTGATGTACCAACTCACCCGCCTGACCAGGGACCGGGGATCCCTCCGCCACGACGACCGCCTAGATGCCCTAGCAATGGCCGTCCAATACTGGAAAGACCATGCCTCGGCTGATGTTGAAGCCAACATCAAGGAACGCAAGGAACGCCTCCTGGAAGCCGAAATGGACGCCTTCGAGCGGAGCTGGAACAAGCAGCACAAGCCCAGGGATACCGGCAGCTGGATCCGTCTTCGATAGCGGCCCTAGAATGCCATATGGCGGGTTTTGCCAGACAAAGGCTACCGCCGTACGTCCAAGAACCGAAGCGATCCTGGGGCGTTCTAGGGCCCTTTCTGACCAGACGGCGGAAACGTAGGCAGGAGACGCCGGGTGTGCCTATGGAAAGGCAAGACCGTCTGGCGGTCCTGCCGGAGCCACCAAGGCGGTCCTTGGGTCTGACACACCAAGGACTAGTCTGAAGGGCCTCGGTCCATGCTCCAGCATGGGGGTAGGGGGCAACAGGAAGAATAAAGATCATATAAGGTCTATGTCTGCTGCCTCCGCGCTAAGAAACACTTACTTCCTACCGCCTGGCACTAAGAAACGCTTACGGAGTCCCCAAATCACTTACACGGAGACCCTGCTTGAAGTCCAGCCCAAAGCCTCGCGCAAAGCCTGCTCGGGGTAGGTCGCTCAAGGTCAGGGGGTCTCGGTGGAAGATCCGGTGGGTCAACAACCTGGCAGACAACTTCGGCATCTGCGATTACGAGAAGAAAGAGATCCGGATCGAAAAGGGGCAGCAGCTGGCAACCGAACTAGACACGGTTGTCCACGAGATCCTTCACGCTGCCCTGCCGGACCTTTCTGAAGCCTCCGTCTACGACACCGCCAATTCCATCGCGGAAGCCCTGGTGAAACTCGGGTACATCCGCAAGGACTGACCACTGGTCCCCAGGGGGGTAGGCAAAGATGCCTAACGATGGTCCAAGAATGGCCCAGCCAGCCATACGACGCCGTGAAGGCTTCCGGCAATGTGGGCACTCAGTCCCACTCGGCCCCCCCGGGACCAAAGATTTGGACGAAAAATCTGAGACGGTGGGGGAGCGCGGCTCGCGTACCCGTCCCCCCGTGCCCCCGCGTCATGCCCATGTCATGCCGCGTCATGCGCCCTGCCTGCGTGCCTGCGTCACACGCGCTCGTCACACGCCCGCAGAATGCGCTGCACGTAGCACACACGCGCTGGATCACGCATCCGTGCAGGCCATCCCTCGTCACTTCGTGACGCCCCGACGTTGCCAAGCAGCCCGACGGCGTCCCGACGCACCTCATCACTTCGTGATGGGGTCTCTTTGTCAATCGACCCGGCAGCCGGTCGGCAAGTCGGTCGGCGACGGTCGGCGGGAGGCTTTACAGGTGCGCGACGATCCCAGAGACAACCAGAGACTGGGAGAGGATCGGACCACGCGGGCCGCGCATGACGCAGCGTGAACGGGAAC